GGATATTTTTATAGGAAAAAAAAAAGCCTTAATATGGACTTTACAGAACTACTTGCTAGCGACATAGATAAGCTATCACATATTACAGGTGAAATGCTTGATGAGCTTTTAGAAAAATCTAAGAAGCTAGATGATGTAGATGAAAAAGAGTCAAAGGATGTACAAGGAAGAATTAAGCAGTTTGTAAAAGCTATCAAGAAAGAAATACCTGATGCTAAAGTTGAAGGTGTATCTGCTATTATTGGTTACTTTGGTATTGAGAGTAATGTCACAGCTAAACGATATGAAACAGACTACCTAACTAACTATGTGTTTGATAAGATGAAGGATGAGCCTACAGCAGAAAATCTTGTAGGTAGTTGGGATGCTTTTCAAGCAATGTACCCTAACCAAGAGCTTTATGAACCAGGATATAATGTAGATGGTAAGCACTGGATTGGTGTAGGACTAGGACAATGGACTGGACCCAGATGTAAAGCTCTAGTTGACTTTGCTCACAAGGATGGTAGAAGAAACATCTTTACCTTTGGTACACAGTTTAAGTTCATGCTCTCAGAAGAAGGTCTTAATAATGTTGTAAAAGAGGTTGCTTCTAGCAGTAATGACATTTCAGACCTTACAGCACGATTCCTGAAGGATTGGGGAGGAGTTCCTGGTAACAAGCTACAAGAACGTATTGACTTTGCTAACAAGCATAAAGACTTCATTAAGTCTGTTCTAGATGGTTCTGATACCTCTAAGGAAGAGGATAAGAAAAATCCTGAAGATGTTGTACCTATTAACAAAGATAAAAAATCAGCATCATTCCGTGTGTTAGTACCTTCAGACCTTGATAGATTCCAAAGATGGTTCTTGAAATTCATTGTTGAGCAAAATAAAGATGAGTGTAAAGGTGGAAAGGTAAACCCTTTAACAGATGTGCACTTAGTTGTATCAGCTAAGAATGAACGTACTGGTGATACATCAGAAATTGAGCTTACTGAGATTTTCAGAAGACAATGGGGATGTAACTGGATTGGTGATGATTCTAGTGGAGAAGGTATTTTCCCTAACAATAAACCTCTAGAAGGTTATGACCTAATGTATTCTGCTTGGTATCTTAACAATGCACAAAGAGATGCCTTATTTAGCGCAGGAGAGAAAATATTTACTGTGTATGCTTTGGGAGAAGCTAAGATTACCCTTAGAAACTTCCTCAAGTATAGTCATATAAACTAGGAGGAACTATGAGCCTATATGGTACACATAAAAATGTGGTATTCAGAAAGAACCATAGAGAAGTAAAACAGTTTAAGCTAGAACAACACTTACTTAAACACCCAACTGATTATCAGTCTGTGATTGCTAATGAGAAGCTCAAGAGTGAGATTTTCTACTTAGAGTACAGACTTAAAGAGATTACTAAGGAGATGGAGCTAGATGGTGAAGCGTATTAGAAAAGACCTAGTTCAGCGTATGGAAAACAGAATTATGGCTGAACACATTGTGGAAGAATTTGTTAGACAGCTCATTCATACTAATGATAGAGGAGGAGCTAAAGAATTTCTAGACACAGAGGACTTCTACCTACAGTTAGAGGAAAAAGAGGTTTATTGCTTCAGAAAATCCAATGTTATTAGGTTAGATGGTGAAGAGTTTTTCTACGATTTTACCTATCTAACTAATTTGTGTTTGGGTTTACTAGAGGATAAATTTTAGGTATAATTATTATGACAAATGCTTATAAAATAGCTCAACAATACGTTGGTCAATGTATTGACTTTGATGGATATTGGGGCTATCAGTGTGTAGACTTAGTTGAGATGGTTGCAAGCCACTATGGATTCTTCATGGCTGGTAAAGGAGCTAAAGACTTAGGTGTAGCTAGTGATATTTCATCATACGCAGATGTTATCCCTTACTCAAGTGGTATGGAACTTAGAGTTGGTGACATTATAACCTCTTTAGAGACTAGTGGGTATGGAGCTATCTATGGTCACGTAGTTGTATATGGTGGTGGAGACATCTCAAATGCACTACTAATTGAGCAAAACTTCCATGAACAATGTACTGTGGAACATAGAAGAGCCTTAACTGGTTATGGTAATACATTGATAAATGTTATCCGTATCAAAGGTCAAGACAACTATGAGCCTACTAGTTCTGATGGAGCTTTAATTGGTAATGCTAAAGAGACAGAAAAGACCATTGCTAGAGACTTCTTTGAGATTACTTGTGATAAGGTAGAGGGAGTTAAATCCCCTGGTGATTCTACAGTAATTGAGACCTTCTATAAGTGTAATAAGGTATCAGGTAAGATAAATGGTGAATGGCTCATCTATGATAAATATGATGGCTCTGTAGCCTATATCCCTATATCTTGTGTGAAGAAGCTAGATGACTATTCTACCACTAAGAAGGAAGAGAAGAAGAAATATGACAAGCCTAATGGTTATGATTGGTTCACAGATAAGACCAGTGATGGTTTAGACCAATCAGGTACTCAAAAGATTTACTCACTAGCTCAGTTTATCTCTTTAGGAAGAATAAAAGAAGCTAACTATGAGTGGACTTACTCAGGAGGAGAGTCCTTCCCTAGTAATGTAAATGTACCAGGAAAAGGCTATAACGCTTATGGGTTCTTGTCAGATGGAGATGGTAATATAATTATGTCAGCACCAAGTTCTTTTGGTGATGTAATTGGTAAGGTTTACAATACTCCCTTTGGGTTTAAAGGTAAAGTGTACACAACAAATGATAAGACATCTTTTGATGTTTACGTGAGGTAGAAAATGGTATATAAGTTAGATGATGCAGATAAGCTCTGTGGAGTTACCTACATTGACTGGTCTAAGAAATACTCTAAAATCCCTAAAGCAACTTGTGAGACTATCAAGCAACAATGCTCTAGTGGAGGTGGAGGTTCTTCTGATGATGCTCTTGAGTTGTCTTGTGAAGAAATTAAGAAGCTATTAAAAGGTGAAGATAAGCCTAAAGAGGATAAACCAAAAGAGGATACTCCTAATGAAGGCAATAAAGAAGATACTCCAAAGGAAAATAAGACTCCTACTGAAGACAAGCCTCAAGAAAATCCTAAAGAAGAAGAAACACCTAGAACAGAAGAAACACCTGCTAAACCTACTCCTGAACCTCCTGTAGCTGATACACCTAGAGAAGAGACTCCTAATGAAGAGGGTAAAGAGGTAAATCTTCTTGAACTAATGCCTAAAGTAGAGGATAAATTATCCACTATTTATATACAAACTAAAATAAGTTCTGTTATAAATCCAAATAAAGAGGAAAAGGATGCCTTTGAGAGAAAGATAATTGAAAATCTTAAGAGCAAGTTACCTGAAGGAGCAGTTGTAGAAGCTGTTTTGGGAGAACCTTACTATAAAGTAGGTATGGAATACTCTGAAGAGATTACCAACTATAAGCTTAATGTTAGAGTAACCCTAAAAGGTAAAGTATATGAACATGAGTATAATGTACCTAATGGAATAGAGTATATTGGAATTACTGACTATATTTAGGAGATACTATGGATAGACTAATACTTAAAATTGTAGAAAACCAAACAGTTATCACCTCTATTACACTTGTGATTACAACAGCTTGTGGTCTAGGTGTAGCTTATCTTAATGCCAAAAGAGACCAACTTATTGAGTTAAGCAAGGGAGCTAAACGCTCAAGCATACGTTCAGAATACCTTCAAATCTATAATTCACATGACTTTACTGTGAAGGAAAAATGGGAAATGACTAGACCTCTTATGGATGAATATTTTAGTAACCTTCAAGGTAATCACTATATTCATGGATTGGATGAGAAGCTAGAAAAACTATATGAAAAGGAGAAGAACCGTGGTAACAATAGACAAAAGTAAAATTAGATGGGGAACACCTCAAGTAGGATATGAACCATATCGCCAAGTACATGCTCATTCTACAGGGAATAAACGTTCTACTGTGGATAATGAGGCTGACTATCATTTAAGAAGACCTATTGAGTCAGGGTTCTTTACACACGTTGTAGGTAATGGTAGAGTTTTACAGACAGCACAGACAAACCGTGGAAGTTATGATGTTGGTGGAGGTTGGAACGCAGAGGCTTATGCTTCTGTTGAGCTAATTGAAAGTCACCAAACTGAAGAAGAGTTCCTTGTGGACTACAAATTGTATGTTGAGCTTCTACGTGAACTTGCTGTGGAAGGTGGTATCCCTGTAACATTAGATACTGATGATTTAGCAGGAATTAAAACACACTACTACTGTACATACCATCAACCTAATAACAATTCAGACCACGTTGACCCTTACCCTTACCTAGAAAGTTGGGGTATCTCTAAAGCTCAATTCAAGAGAGATATTGAGAATGGTATTGAGGTTACTGAAGGTTGGCAAAAGAACTCTACTGGATGGTGGTATCAATATGCTGATGGTTCTTACCCTAAGAACAGATTTGCTAAGATTAAAGATGTATGGTACTACTTTGATGGAAGTGGTTACATGTACTCTAATAAATGGATTAAACATTCAGATGGATTTTGGTACTATCTATCTCAAGATGGTTCTATGGTGAAAGATGGATGGAAGAAAATCAATAACAAGTGGTACTACTTCCTTAAAGAAGGAGCTATGAAAACTGGATGGCTTAAAGATAAGGAAAAATGGTACTACCTAGATGCTCAAACTGGTGAGATGAAAACTGACTACATGGTTAAAGGTGCTGATGGTTGGTATTACCTAGATAAAGATGGTGTAATGGTAGCTGAAAAAACATTTACTGTGTCTGATAAAGGTGTCATTGTTACTGAAGTAAAGGAGAATAAATGACAAAGGTAAAAATGGAGCTTGATTGCTTAAAAGACCTCTTAAAACGTGAGCCTATTGTTAAGGTTGTAGAAGAGCTTCCTAATAAGGAAACTGCTGACCTTAACTATATCTATGTCGTTCCTAAAGATGGAGAGGGTAAGGATACTAAGGCTTATGTACTTAGACCTGATAGAAGTGGGTTTGACACTATTGACCTTACTCCTCAACTAGTAAATGTAGTTGGTGAAGGTTATATCACTGTGGAAAAGGAAACACTTAATGAAAATGGTGATGTAACTTTCACAGTAAAAACCAATGAGACTTTAAAAAGCTTATTAGACTCATTAGGTACTAAGAACGAAGAGCAAGATGGTAAACTTACTAATCTTACTGATAGAGTTGTAGCTCTAGAAGGTAAAGAAGATAAAGATACTATCTACAATGATACTGAAGTTAAACAAGGTATCAAAGCTAATGAAAGTGCAATCCAAGGAGTTGAGAATGACTTAACAGCTCTAAGAACACACACAGACTCTCGTCTTACAGCTTTAGAGGAAAAGCCTGATAATGACACTATCTATGATGATACTGAGCTAAAGAACAGAGTTAAGGCTCTTGAAGATAAACCTGAACCTACTCCTTACAATGATAAACCTCTTTCAGATAGAGTGACTGCCTTAGAGGAAAGACCTCAAGGAAGTTCTTATGATGATACAGCTCTATCTAACAGAGTTACTGCCCTTGAAGGTAAAGTAGACAAAGACACAGTTTATGATGACAGTGAGTTGAGAGGTAAAATCACTGCTTTAGAAGGCAGAACTGACAACTTTGTGTCTAATGTAGGTGTGTCTAGAGATGGTAACACAGTAAAACTTACTTACACTATGGTCAATGGTGACAATAAGGAAGTAGAATTTACGGACAATGATACTGTCTCTATGGCTTATGATGACACAGCCCTTAGAGGAAGAATTGAAGCCCTAGAGAAGAAGCCTGACAAAGACACTGTGTACAATGACAGTGACTTAAAAGAGCAAGTAAATGACCTAGGAAGTTCTGTGGCTAGTGCTTTACATGACATTAGTGAAATTAGGGTAAACAATGAAGAAAGATTTAAAGACCTAGAGGGTAAGGAAGATAATGATAAGCAAACATTATCCCTTGAAGGTAATACCTTAAGTATCTCTAATGGTAACTCTGTTGAGCTTCCTACAGCTACTGCTTCTACAGCTAAACCTATTAAGGTATCTAGTACATCAGAAGGGGTAACAGTAACTCCTGAAGAAGAAGAGGGTACTACTAATTACAAGGTAAACATTGATAATGCTTTATCTAAATACTATGATAAGTCTAAAACTTACACAAAGAATGAAGTTGATAATCTTATTGTTAAGCAAGAAGAAAAAGCAACTGATATTACTGTGTATAAGACATCCTTTAAGGATAAGAGTAAGGTAAAAGAAGGTGACTATGATACACCTATTTCTCCTAGAGTTACACTTACCTATTCAAGTAGCACAGGTGTGGGTATACTTAAAGTTGACTTTAAGGTTGTATCAGGTGTTCCTAAAGGGTTCGTCATTGCAGAACTACCTAGTGATGCTCCTGTACCTGCTGAACTTGTAGAATCTCAAGTATGGGTAGGAAATGTTAATACATCTATTTGGATTGATAAAGGTTCAAGAGCAATTAAAATTTCAAGTACAGTAGACCCTGAAATCTTTGAAAAACGAATCATTATCAGTGTTCCAGGTATCTTTAAGAAATAATGAGGTATAAACTATGAAACTTCCTAATAATGTATATGATGTACTCAAGTACATTGTATTGATTGCCCTTCCTGCTGTTATTACATTTGTTAATATTGTAGGTGTACAGCTTGGGTATGACATGACCACAACTATTGTGGTTCTAACTGCTTTTAATACTTTACTAGGTACTCTTATCGGTATCTCAAGTATTAAATACAATAAAGAAAATGAGTAAATGATATGTCAAATAACTGTTTGAGCAAAAACTGTGAATGTGAAAAGGTTGAACCTAGACCTGAGAATTGTGCCAAACTGTTAGAACTAAATGACTTGAAGATTAGACCTGCAATGAGGAAAATTTCAACCTCTGACTGGTGTAATCTTCCTGAGGCAATTAGACAAGCTTTCTATGGGGTATGGTGTGTAATCAAGAACATTGTAGGGTTCTTATGCTATATCATTAGAAAGCTTGAGTGCCTTGAGCAAAAAGTAGATGCCATGTGTGCTGTAGCTAAGTGTCAAAATGAGGCTCTTATGGCTGTAGTTGAAAAAGCAAAAAATGATATGCTTAAGAATGTTACATTTACAATGCGCTCAAAAGGTTCATCAGTAGAAATTCATGGTGCAACTACCTACACAGATATTAAAACTTCCAATGATGGCTCATTTGAGCTTAAATGGAATATGGTGTGGAGTGGTACAGAACGTGGTACTGGTGTAGTCAAAGGTAAAATTGTACAAATCAATACACTAAATGAAGATAGCTCAATTAACTCACATATTGCAAAAATAGAGTTCACAGGCATTGAGTATAGTGGTGATGGTCAGGCTTATCCTGCTCAAGCAACATTCTCAATTAAAACCTCTAGTGGAACAACACACTTTACTAAATCTTATGATGTAGGTTCTAGTTGGTCTGACAGCATTTCTGATATGACTATTGGAAAAGACTTTGTGTTTAGACCAGGTGAAGCAACAGTCCTTGACTTGTTTAACACTGCTGATGAATGGGTAGATGCTAATACTTATGGTAGTGTTGAAGCAAGCTATGTAAATGAGAATGAGCCTAAACCACAACCTAAACCTTGTGAGATTAACTGTGATAAGTGTTAGGAGGTAATATGTCAAGTTGTAATTGTAACTGCAAAGACAGAAAGCTTAATGGTAAATGGTGTGACAATAATGAAGCACAAAATGACATTAAACGAGCTGGTGATATTGTAAAAGACTCTGAGCAGTGTGACATTATTCCTAACACTGAAAAAGGTATAGCCCTTGTATGGTGTAGGCTTAGAGAAATCATCCTAACTATCTGTGATATATTTAAGAGACTGAAAAGACTTCAAGAAAAGCTTAAATATATCTGTGAAGTGCATAAATGTATCAATAGTAAACTAGGTGAAATGATAGCTAAACCTGCTGTCGCTAAGGAAAATATTGATATTATTAGACGATATGGTAAGAAAGAGCCTAGCTCTAATGATGCACAAGCTGTATACAATGAAGCCCTTTCCTATTACAAAGCACAAGAGGCTAGATATGAAAGTGCTAAACGTAGAATTGCAGAGATGCGTAATGATAGCTCTAAGTATGAAGTTGATGACATCATTATCACAGGAAGACCTAACACTGCAAGAGCAGGTTCATTTGATTACTATTCTAGACTAGCTATAGCAACCACAAAACCAGGTGTAGAATACCCTGTAGGGGGTATCTCATTTGGTAGTAATAGAGCTGTTGACTTTGTTGGAGGAGACCTTCACCCAGGAGCTTATACTATTCTAAGAAATGTAGGGGTTACTAGTAGTGGTAAAGCTATTCACATGAAAGTAACCTTTAAATCAATGGATTTAAGCTCTCACGCTACAACTAGTGGTGCTTATGGAGAAAAAGAATGGCTCAGTGTAATGTCAGAGAATGGAGCTGTATCAATCCGAATAGGTAACTTCTATAGAGTAACTGGTACATTTGACTTCCTTGATGACTCAGGAGCACCTATTAACCTACTTACAGTAAACGTTGTAAATGACATTGACTATAAACAAGGCTTCTTTGTGTATTACAACAATAGTAGAACAATTTACTATAACCCTGATGGTTCAGGAATTATTAGAAAAGGTAAATATTCAGTAGCAGAGGAAAGCTATAATGCTAAAAATGAGAGCAGTATTCCTAAAGGCTCTTTAGTCTTTGCAGGAGTTGGTTCTTCTATTGATTGGGATATTATAGCTAACCATCCTGGAGTTACCTATATTGATGAGGATAATGGTGGTGATGCAAGTTGGATTATGAGCTTCTTTGGTAACTCCTTCAAAGGTGAAGTTGTTGACTTGCATGAGCCTCAAAAACCAGTTAAACCCGAACCTCCAAAAGAACTTTGCAGTCTCACAGACTGTAACTTTGATTGCTTAGGAGATAACTAATGTCAGATTGTGTAAACTGTCAGTGTGAAGATATAGTGGTTGGCAAAACAGGTTGCCAATCGCTATTAGCACAAAATGATGATAAAATAAAAATGCATGCACTTGTCCTTAGAGACAGTCAACTGTGTGATATTGTAGATGAAACAGCTAAATTTGCCTACTCACAGTGGTGCTTTAATAAAAATGTGTCTAATCAGCTATGTTGGTTAGCCAATAATAGTGGAGGAGGAAGTGCTCCTACCTATAAAGCAGGAAACATGATTACCATTTCTCAAGATGGTACTATCAGCTTTTCAGGTACTATTCCTGAACAAGCACAGCCTTACAATGATTCAGCACTTAGGGCTGAAAATGAAAAGCTCAAGAGAGCTTTAACAAAAATTATAAATAACCTACAAGCCAGTGGTGCTTGGCAAGGTGGACTTGATGGAGACTTTGTATCTAACCGTAATATTGCTACAGGTAACATCAACTTGTTCAGCGATACTACTGATGGTAGATACTTTATCCGTACTAATAATGGAAGTACAGAGAATGATTTAGCAGGAGGAATTGGATAATGAGTTGTTATTCTTGTGGTGGTAACCCTAGTACATTTTGTAGGGAATGTAACTACCCTAAAGACACTTGGATTGCTCCTGTGGATAAACTACCTGATACTTTCATGGGTGATTTTGACCACTTATTCAGAACTCCTGACGGTAATCTATATGCACTAGCTCCTGAGAGAGATAGATGGATTCGTGTCAATGGAGAAGCAGGTAACGCTGTTTCTTACAATGACACAGAACTAAAGAAAAGAATTACAGCCTTAGAAGGTAGAACAGATAATTTTGTCTCAGGTATTGGAGTATCTAGAGAAGGTGATAAGGTAAAACTTAAATACACATTTATTGATGGTACTCATAAAGAGGTAGAATTTGAGGATAAGGACACTAAGTCTATTGCTTATGATGATTCTGCTCTTAAAGCTAGAGTATCAGCTCTTGAAGGTAGACAAGATAGGGATACTGTATATGATGATACAGCACTTAAGGCAAGGGTAAAAGTTTTAGAAGACAAACCTGATAGAGATAATCAGTCATTAACCTTTAATGGAACAACAGGTGAACTTAGCATATCTAATGGTAATACTGTTACTATCCCTAATGGCAAACAAACCATTTCTAAACAAGGTAATAAACTCATTCTATCTAATGGTGGAGGAGAAGTTGACCTACCACAACCAAACAATGCAGTAGCTTATGATGATAAGCCTTTACGTGATAGGGTAACTGCTTTGGAAGGTAGAAGGGATAATGACAACCAAACTCTAACACTTAATGACAGAACATTATCCATCTCAAATGGAAATTCAGTGACACTTCCTAGTGATAAGCAAACATTAACACTAGAGGGTAATAAGCTTAAACTTGCAAACGGTGGAGAAGTAAACCTAGATAAGTTCAATTCACCTACTTTGAGATTTTATGATGGTAATATTACTGAGTCTGCTGTGGAAGGTGCAACCACTAATATATCATTAAACTCTATTGTCAATAAAGATGGTATTAAGTATGGAGATATTGTTCGTGATAGTATAAATTTCTCATCAGGTGGTGGAGAGACTAACTACTGGAAAGTTAATGGAGTAAATGGTAATTCTGTAAGTCTTGTGTATTTACACTCAGAACCTTCACTAGGATATAATGATAGTGAGTTAAAGAAAAGGGTAGATGCTCTTGAGAAGAGACCTATCCCTACTAATGATAATACTCCTGTGCATAGATTCTATGATGGGGATATTCCAGGTACAGCTGATACCAACACAGTAAAAACTGTTCCTAAATCAGGCTTTAGAAATCCTGATGGTATTAAGGTAGGAGACACAGTAGAAGATTACTGGTCTGACAGAAATAATATCAATAGAGGTATATGGAAAGTCACAGAAGTTAGTGGTAATAATGTCAAAGTTCAAGGTATTGGCAACTATAATACTAGTATCAGAAGAAACCTATCATTCAATGCTAACACAAGAACTCTAACTATTGATGAGGGTAATAATGTTACCCTTCCTAATGATAAACAAACTATCAGCAAGAATGGTAACAAGATTGTGTTGTCTAATGGAGGTGGAGAGGTAGAAATTCCTACTGCAACACCTTACAATGATGCTGACATTAAGCGTAGACTTGGTGTGCTTGAAGCTAAGCCTGATAATGATAAACAAACATTGTCTATCAGTGGAAACACATTGTCTATCTCAAATGGAAACTCTGTGAATATTCCACAACCAAACCTTAGTGGTTATGTTCCTATTGATGAGTATAACAAGCTAAAAGGTGCATTAGAGAAGTTACTTACTGACCTTAAAGGTTCAGGTGCTTGGAGACAAACTGGTTCTACTTTGTTTGAAGGTTCACTTGACCCTAACAGACACTTGGCTACAGGTAATATTAACCTCTTTGGTGGAACTACTGATGGAAATGCCTTCATTAGAACTAACAAAGGAAGCACAGAAAATGACCTTGCAGGAGGTATCGGTTAATGGCTAGTTGGAAGGATGGTATTGGTCAGTATACCTGGGGTACTTATAGTAACCGAGGAGACCATACTAAAATATATGTGGTAGGTGGGCCTGGAGGTGGTGATGGAGACTACTTCTACATCTCTGAGGAAGAAATGCAAGCACTCAGGGCTAGAGAATTTGGTACAGGGGTTCACTTTTGGTGGGAAGGTAGTACACTAAAAATCACAATCAACTTACTTATCCTTACAGCAAGAGAGGACTATAGAGTTCTTACTGGTGAAAGGGTAAAGTATGTTGGTGACAGTAGTGTTGACTATAACTTCTTTGCCAATATCCAATATCAAACTAGGGATGGTCAATGGCATAAGCTAGGAGACCACTTAGTAAACACTCACTACGGTGGAGAACCTATCTACCCTAAAGAAGGTTGGGATACTCAGAAATCAGGTTATCTATGGAATACATTCTCATTCCCTGACATTAACATTGATGATGTTAAACAATTCTCACTAGGTATTCATGGTGACTATGATGAGGTAGGTAACTGGGTTTACTACCCTATTGAAAAGATTAAACCTGTTAAGAAGAAAGTTACTCTTAAGATAAAATACGTTGATGCTGAGTCAGGTAGAGAGCTTGCTTCTCCTGTTGTGTACAGCTTAGATGCTGGTACTAGTCATAGAGAAGATGCTAAAGACATTCAAGGTTACACTCCAAGTCAGGCATTCTTCCAACTTAATATCAATGAGAATACAGAATACACTTTCCGATACTATAGGAATAGAGAGTATAGAGATGTTACTGTTGAATATGTGGAAGAAGGTACTGGAAGAAAGCTAAGAGATAGTATAGTTCTTTATAGGCAAGAAGTAGGTACTAATGTAAGTGCTCCTGCTCAACCTATACAAGGTTATCATCCTGATAGCTCTTATAAGACTATATTAGTTGATAAAGGAA